ATTTAGGCGGCTTTGATCTTTCAACCATTCCGGGATACACGCCTGAACCCGGCGGCCCCACAGGAATTGAAACGCTTGCTGAAGGCGTTGGACAAGGAGATTTTCTTGCGCCAACTATCCCATTACCTGATGGAAGTACCTTTGACATAGGTAATCTTAATATCATGGGTGGCGGCTTAACCGGAGGTTTCTTTCCCGAGGAAGCTGGCGGCGTTCCGTTTAACCTAGGCCTAGGGGCCGAGGAAGCTGGCGGAACAACGCCTGATACGAGCAACGGTCTAAGTCCTGCTCAACAAGCAGCACTGGATTCTTTTAATGAACAATACCCCAACGGATTTAATCCCGATTCTCTGTTCTCTGATCCGGAACTCGATGTCGGGGGCGGCACTTTTGACCCCGGTATAGGCGGTGAAGGCGGTGCTGGTAACGGACCCGCAGGACCAAGAGGTCCCGCACAAGGTGGCAGGCGTGGCAACCCACCCGGTTATAATGCTGATCCGGAACTCGGTGGCGGTACACCTGACCCCAGTAGTGGAAATGCTGACGAAGGCGGTTCCGGCAACCCGTACCCCTTTCTTCCGCCCGGAACAGATACTAGCGGCATGACCCCCGAACAATTAGAGGGTTTAAATAATTTCTATGAGCAGTACCCCAACGGAATAAACGTTGGTGATCTTAACATCATGGGTGGTGGCGGCTTCAACGGTGGACTTTTCGACGGTACTGGAAACGTTCCGGGATATACACCAGAAGGAGAGTATGTAGTTACCCCTGTGGATGCAGTTGGTGATTTAGGTGGGCCACCGCCCGATGCTAATATAGAGGGTGTCGATGAAACTGGCGCACCTCTTAATGTTAGAGCGGCAAGTTCTTATGCCTTAACCGGTGTACAACCTACTATGCCCGTTGCACCAAACCCTTTTCGTAGGCCTGAAACACAACAAGGAATAGGCTCTCTAGGCGGCGGCTAACTTTTGATATAGTTAACTACGTATTTATGTGGTAGATTAACCCATAAGGGTATTTCTTAGCATGGGGCAAGTATGTGTTAGCGGAACTAGCGGCCTTCAACGCAGGCTTTAGCGTTGTGAAACAAGTCATCACCAACGGCGGTGATCTTGCCAACGCCTTTGGCTCCATCCAGAAAATGGTGGAGTCTAAAGAAACGTTACGTGCTAAACAAAGAAAGAATGAGAACGGCGTGTTTTCTTTCTTGGGCGCTAAGAAGTCCAACGACTTTGAAGAGTTCATGGCGCTAGATAAGATACGAGAAACAGAGAAAGAACTTCACGAATACATGAAGATATATGGAAGAGCCGGGTTGTATGATGACTGGGTTCGCTTCCAAGCCGAGGCTCGCAAGAGACGGATAGCCGATAAGAAAGAGATGGAAATTATCCTAGCGCAAAGATGGGAGATTTTCTACTGGTGTATAGGTTTTGTTATGTTGGCGCTAGGCTGTTGGGGGATCGTTGAGTATCTTCTTTACATAAAGGACTCACGCTAGGAGAAAAAAGGAGACGAAATGTTACAATCATTAATCGGTCCCGTGACAGGGCTCTTAGATAAATTTATCCAAGATAAAGATCAAAAGGCCAAATTAGCTCATGAAATCGGCACGATGGCTGAAAAACATGGTCAGGAAATAGCCCTTGCTCAAATAGCTTTAAATACCGCCGATGCTAAAGGAAACTGGTTTCAATCAAGTTGGCGGCCCTTATGTGGTTATATATGTGTTCTTGGTTTAGGTGTAAATTTTTTAATAAGTCCCTTGGCCGCAGGCTTTGGGATAGTCATACCTCAAGCGGACATGTCGGTAATGATGCCGGTTCTCATGGGTATGTTGGGTCTGGGGTCACTCCGGACCTTCGAGCGCACGAAAGGCCTAGCAAAATGACTTTTAAATTATCCCAACGCAGCCTTAATAAGTTGGAAGGGGTACATCCACAACTTCAAGAAGTAGTTAAAAAAGCCATTGGTTATACCAAAGTAGATTTTGGTGTGACTTACGGCGTCAGAGATTTAGCCGAACAAGAGAGGCTTTACAAGTCAGGCCGTTCTCAAACGATGAACTCTAAACACTTAATACAAGACGACGGTTCCTCTCATGCAGTAGACGTTGTGGCTTATGATGGTTCGGACGTTGTTTGGGAAATAAATGTTTACGATGATGTTTGCGATGCTTTTAAAAAAGCGGCAGAAGAAGTTGGGCTTCCGATAAAGTGGGGGGCAGCTTGGTCTGAAGGAGACATTCGATCTTATGAGGGAACAGCAGAAGATGCTATGAACGCTTACATAGACTTACGTAGAAGTCAGTCTCGCAGGCCTTTCATTGATGGACCTCATTTTGAGATTATTTCTTAAAACTTTACCCTAGCCTTTGCCATATGTGCTATGCTAAGATAATATCAGACATTGTTCGATATTATGCGAGGGGTAGATGGAAGACATTTATTTAGCTGAAGCGGTTTTCAGAATCTTGAGAGAAAGACGCCAAGGCATTGTAGATTTAATGATGTATGGAAATGTTAAATCTATGGAGCAATATCGTGAGCTTATGGGCAACATGGAATGTCTAAATCACGTGGAACAGGAACTCAAGAGCCTGCTAGATAAACAGGAGCGATCTAATGACTAAATCTAAAATAGACTTGTCTGCGGCACCTAATGCTACCTTTCAAATTGAAAGTGAGTCGGGTCCGTCAGAAGAAATTAAAAAACAGGAAGAAGCACCGAAGGATGAAAAGCCTACTTTAGCTGACGCCTATAGTGAAAAGCCCCGACTTAACCCTGAGTTAATCGGTGAAACTCTTCTAGATAGAATGCCTAACCCCACGGGTTGGCGTTTATTGATTCTACCTTACCAAGGACGACAAAAAACCGCTGGCGGTATTTTTCTTCCCACGGATACGATAGAAAAAAATCAAGTATCGACGCAAGTTGGTTACGTTTTAAAAGTAGGACCTTTGGCATACAAAGACACTACTAAGTTCCCTTCCGGTCCATGGTGCGAAGAAAAGCAATGGGTAATGTTTGCCCGTTATGCTGGGTCTCGTTTCCAAATTGACGGTGGAGAAGTTCGTATCTTAAACGATGACGAAATTCTTTCCACTATTCTTGATCCCGAAGATATTCACCAACTAACGTAAGGAGAAATAGATATGGCTGAAACAGAAAATCAAGTCGAACTCGACTTAGACGATGCGCAAGAAACAGAAGTAGAAATAATTGATGAGAGAGGTTCGGACGACGTAGATGTCTCTGACGATCAATTTGAAAAAGCGGAAACTTCTACACAAAAACGCATTAGTCGCTTAACAAAAAAAATGCGCGAAGCGGAAAGGCGTGAGCAAGAAGCAATTCGATATGCTCAAGCTATTCAATCCGAATCCGGGCAACTCAAACAGAGAATGCAGAACTTAGACACTAATTATGTGGCTGAGTATACCAACCGCGTTTCAACTCAAATGCAACAAGCGGAAGCTCAACTTGCTCGCGCTATTGAAATTGGGGACAGCACCGCTACTGTTGCTGCGCAAAGAAATTTAACACAGTTGGCGATACAAGCAGACAGGGCTCAACAAGCTAAAGCTCAATCCGCTCGTTCTCAACAACAGGCTGCTGCGCAACAAGCCGCACAGGTTAGACAACCTATGCCTGCGCAACAACCGAAAAGACCAGATCGAAAAGCCGAGGATTGGGCTTCAAGAAATAGCTGGTTTGGTTCGGATGAGGCGATGACCTACGCTGCCTTCGGCATTCACAAAAGAATGGTTGAAGAAGAAGGGTTTGACCCCAGAGGCGATGACTACTATACTGAACTAGATCACCGAATAAATTCTAAATTTAATAACGGTGCAAATGCCGCTACTAGACGACCCGCTCAGACGGTTGTAGGGGCCACAAGAACATCTTCTGGGCGCAGTGGGAAGAAGGTTAGACTCACCCCTAGCCAAGTCGCAATAGCGAAAAAACTGGGTGTGCCGCTTGAAGAATATGCGAAACACGTGAAGGAGTAATGAAGATGACTGAAGAAAACAAACAAATGGATTCATCCATCAAAAGGACTACTCGCGCTAACGAAACTCGGGAGAAACAAGCTGTACGCAAGCCTTGGGCTCCCCCGTCCATGCTAGAAGCACCACCTGCCCCTGATGGCTTTAGACATCGTTGGATTCGCGCGGAAACGCGAGGGTTTGATGATACGAAGAACATTAGTGCTAAAATGAGAGAAGGTTGGGAATTGGTCCGTAAGGACGAGTATCCAGACTTTGAATCTCCCGTTGTAGAATCAGGAAAATATCAAGGTGTCTTTGGAGTAGGTGGACTGCTTCTTGCCAGATTACCGGAGGAAACAGCAAAAGAAAGGAACGATTACTTCTCACAAAGAGGTTCGGACCAATTGGAAGCTGTGGATCACGATATGATGCGTGAGAATGCACACTCAACTATGAAGATCAGCAATGCTGATCGTCAATCTCGTGTAACTTTCGGTGGTCCTAGAAAATGATGGACCGCCCTATTAAGAGGAAAATCTAATGGCAAATCAAAATACTGCCTACGGTCTTCGTCCTATCGGGCTTGTTGGTTCTGCGTCAAATTCTACTGGGGTAACTCAGTATGAAATCGCATCCAACAACACAAACCCTATTTTTCAATACAGTATCGTAGTCCCTTTGGCTGCGGGCGTTATTGACCATGCAGGTGCTACCAATGGTGGTACTACGCAAGCGTTAGGTGTCCTGATGGGGGTAGAGTACGTAGATTCGGTTTCTAAGAAACCTGTATTTATTAACTACTGGCCCGGATCAAATTCTGCAAGTGTAGACACAAATCATCCTGTGAAAGCATTCGTAGCTGACAATCCAAACCAGCTATTCAAGGTCGCGTCTGACGCAACTTTGACAAACAGAGCAACAGCACAAGCCGCAGTCTTCGCGAATGCGTCCTTGGGCACTTCTGCTCGAACCGGTTCTTCCGAAAACGGAAATTCCAACTCCGCCTTGGGCGTGTCAACAATCAACACTACTGCGACGCTACCGCTTCGTATAGTGGGTATTATGGACGATGAAGCAAACAGCGATTATGCTGCTGCGGGTATCCCTATGATCGTAAGATTGAACGCTCATTTCAACGCAACAACCAGCCGTTTCGACTCGCAGACTACTGCGACGACTACTGGCATTTAAGGGAGGTTAAATAATGGCTATTTCAAGAGCCCAGCTCGCTAAAGAGCTAGAACCCGGCCTGAATGCTTTATTCGGACTGGAATACAATCGTTACGAGAACGAGACAGACGACATCTTTGAGGAAGAGTCTTCGGACAGAGCCTTTGAAGAGGAAGTTATGCTCGGTGGATTCTCAACAGCACCCGTAAAAGGTGAAGGCACTGCCATCAGCTTTGACGATGCTCAAGAGACATACACTGCTCGTTACACACATGAAACCATTGCGCTTGCGTTCTCAATTACTGAGGAAGCTATTGAAGATAATCTTTATGATCGTCTTGCATCGCGCTACACCAAAGCTTTGGCTCGTTCCATGGCTCAAACCAAGCAGATCAAAGGTGCCGCTATACTGAACAATGCGTTCACGGCGGGAGCTTCTGCAATTGGTGATGGTGCAGCACTTTGTTCTACTGCGCATCCAAGTTTATCTGGAAACCAGACTAACCTTCTCGCCACAGCGGCTGACCTCAATGAGACTTCTCTTGAACAAATGCTGATTGAGATTGCTGGAATGACAGACGAACGTGGTTTGAAAATTGCTATACGTGGCATGAAACTGATTATTCCAAAAGAACTTCAGTTTATCGCAGAAAGGGTTATTAACTCTAACCTGCGTTCAGGTACAGCAGACAATGACACTAACGCTATGAAGAATATGGGTATGTTGCCTGAAGGTGCAGTGGTTAACCACTTCCTAACAGACAGCGATGCTTATTTCATTAAAACTGACGCGCCTAACGGCTTCAAGTTCTTCAACCGTTCGCCTATTAAAACGGCAATGGAAGGAGACTTTGATACTGGTAACATGAGATTTAAAGCTCGTGAGCGATACAGTTTTGGTGTATCAGATTGGCGCACAGTTTTCGGTACACCCGGAGCTTAAAGTGTGTTACTGAGGGTTTAGTCAATTCATTTGACTTCTCCCTTGATCTAGAGAGGGGTGACGAAAGTTACCCCTTTCTTTTTTTGTGTTCTTATTGTATCCTGAATGTACCCCTGACAGACACAATTTTGTGGCTGACTTAACCCAAGACAGGAGATACATTATGGGCACTACTACTTTTTCTGGTCCTATTAAGGCTGGAACCATCAAAAATACAACAGGCACTACTTTAGGTGACAACGTAAAGAACACCGGCCAAGTTGTAATGTCTCAATCTATTATGATTGACTCACAAGTCTCCGCTGGCACAACTACCTACAATGTCGGCGTCATTCCAAATAATTCACAGCTACTCGGTGTCACAATAAGAGTGGCTATAGCTAGTAACGCGGGTGGTGCAGCGACTGTTTCTGTTGGCGTTGCGGGCAAGACTACTCAATTTCTTATTGCAAATACCAATGTTAAAGCCGCTGGGGAAACTAAAACTTTGGCCGCTGGGAGTTTGGATACAGCAGATCGTTTTAGTGGTGATAGCCAGATCACAGCAACACTTATATCTGCCGGAGCGACTGCTACTGCGGGTCAAATTACTGTGACGTTTACTTATTTGCAGGACAATAATTTGCAAGACGCAACCGCTGTCTAATAACTCATAGGAGGTTAAAATGAGTTCAGATGTAAAATCAAAACGTTTAACCTCTACTGGTTCTGCTGGTGTTGGCCCTGCGCGTATTCGCCAAGTTCAAGTTAAAACAACTACTGGTACTCCTCGCCTTACTTTCACTGATGGTAATGGCGGGCCGGTAATTCTGGACATGGACCTAGATGCTTCAAAAACTCACTCTGTAAATATTCCGTCTGACGGAATCAGAGTGAGTGATATTTTTGTGTCGGTCTTTACAGCGTGTACGTCCATAACAATATTTCATAGTTAGAGAGGTAACTCATGGCATCAGACATAAAAGCTACGTATTTGGAGGCTGACGGTGTTGTCTTTGCGGGCCGAACTCGCGTAAAAGCTATTCACTACAAATGTGGCACCAATCCAGTTATTGAGTTAAAAGACGGAGACACCAACGGTGCCGTTAAGCTTAAACTGGGGTTTGCCAGCAATACTGATGACAACGTTTATTTACCTGACGAAGGAATGCTTTTTGCTAACGGTTGCTTTGCCGACCTAACCAATGTGACTAATGTAACAGTGTTTTTTAACTGAGGTTTGGAATGGCGACTACTAAAAATGTTACGAGAACGTCGTCTGGTAAAATTAAGTACAGGGGTGAAACCTTTTCCGGTTTCAACAAACCCAAAAGAACCCCCGGTGAAAGAAAGAAAAGCGCCGTTCTGGCAAAAAAAGGCAGTGAAATTAAATTGGTCAGGTTTGGCGATCCCAAAATGTCCATTAAAAAAGATCAGCCAAAGAATAGAAAGAGTTTTCGAGCCCGTCATAAATGTGACACGGCAAAAGATAAATTTTCAGCCCGATATTGGTCTTGTAAAGCGTGGTGATGGTGATGGTGAGGTTGAAATGAAAGTGGTAGAAGTATTGTCCCAGTTGGAGAAACATGAGGCTGAATGTAATCTCCGATACAAAAGAATAGAGGAGCGTATGGAAGACCATAAAAGTGCGTTAAAAACCTTGGACGTTAAGCTTTGGGCTTTAGCCATTCTTATTTTAATAGCGCCGCTTGTTCAAAAACTGTGGGCGTGAAAGGTGGCTTACTCTAAGAAAAGTAAAAAAGCATCCCCAAAAAGCAAAGGTAGTAAAATTTGCGCTAAAGGGAAAGCTTGGGCCGAACGAACTTTTGATACCTATCCCAGTGCTTACGCTAATATGGCTGCTTCAAAATACTGCAAAGACCCGAATTATGCTAAAAAAAGTAAAAGGAAAAAGGGATAATGCTAAGTAAAGGTAACAAAAAGAAAGTTAAGAAGGTTGTGAAGGGGTTGAAAAAAGCTTCAAAGCTTCATGCTGGTCAAGCAAAAACTCTAAAGACAATGCTTCGTTCCCCTAGAAAGAAAAAATAATGGGCAAGCTAAAGGATTGGGTAGATGAAGATTGGGTCCGAATTGATAGCAAAGGTAATATTGCCGGTAAATGCGGCACTTCTAAAAACAAAAAGAACCCTGATAGATGTCTACCACGAGCTAAAGCACAGAGTTTATCTAAGTCGGAAAGAGCTTCTACTGCTCGTAAAAAGAAAAAAGAAGGCGCTAAAGGAAAGCAGGTTGTTTCAAACACGAAAGCCGCAAAAGTGACCAAAATGGCACTAGGAGGAGAAGTGACTAAACCTAAAAGAAAGTTTCGTGGTAAAAGCCAAGCGGGCTCGGCAGTAGCCAGAGGGTGTGGAAAAGTCATGAGTAATAGACGAAAACGCACTAAAGGTTCAGTGGTTCAATCATGAACACAGCTTTTTATAGTGATCCGGTAGAACGAAACATTGTTGAAGAAATCATGCAATGGTCTTCTAAGGCGCTACAAAAACCCAATTCTTTCTTCAATCAGTTACCCCCATGCCCTTATGCTAGAAAAGCTTGGTCCGACGACAAAGTAGCCATTATATTTAAAAAAGAAGATAGTTATCAAACACTTTGGTCATGTATCTCGAAATTTGATGATGCTTTTGACTTAGCTATTGTGGTAGACATGAAGAATCACAAAGAACCAGACGCCTTTCACGATTATTTAGATTCTTTGAATGACGTTATTTCTTCGGGTATGTTTATTGACAAAGATATTTGGTTGATGGGTTTTCACCCCGACGATGAAGCCAATGAGTTAGTGGAAGAAGTCGTCATTGAAGACATGGCCGGAACGGAGTATGCCATGATTTTTGTTCAAAGGTTGTCCAAGCTTCAAGAAGCCGCTGACAAGTTGGATAAAAAAGGATACTATGATAGTTACGATAAAGAGTATAACGTAAAAGAAATATACGAAAAACGAAACACACTCTATAGGAGAATTAAAAATGGCTATGAAACCACGTAAAAAGAGCGGTGCAGCAAAAAAGATGCGAGCCGGAGGAATGGTTAAGAAAATGCGATCAGGCGGCATGGTTAAGAAAATGCGGGCCGGAGGCATGGTTAAGAAGAAGAAAAAATAAATGACAGTCTCTAATAGTAAAGATTTTGAGTTAGATGTAGCGGAATACGTTGAAGAAGCGTTTGAACGTTGCGGATTAGAGGTGCGTACTGGTTACGACCTTAAATCTGCTCGCCGTTCCTTAAATTTATTACTGGCAGACTGGGCTAACCGGGGCCTAAACCAATGGACAATAAAGCAAAAGACTTTAGCTGTTGTTAAAGGAACAGGGGCCTACAACCTTGGTCAAGATATTATTGACGTACTTTCGGTGGTTGTTCAAAGAGATGGAACGGATTATTCTTTACAACGTCTAAGCAGAGATGAATATCTAACTATTCCAACAAAAGCTACTCAAAGCAGGCCCAACCAATTCTTTTTGGATAGGCAAATTACTCCCAGCCTTAAACTTTGGCCCACACCTGAAAACAATACTGATGTTATTATTTATGACGCTTTAACCCGTATGGACGATGCCGACATATATACTAACACCATGGACTTACCTTTTAGGTTTTACCCATGTTTGGCAGCAGGACTGGCATACTATTTGGCGCTAAAAAGGGCTCCAAACCGTGTTCAGATGCTGAAGGCAGTTTATGAAGAAGAATTTGACAGGGCTGCTGTAGAGGATAGAGACCGTTCATCCTTTAACGTAGTACCAAGCTTTGAATACTATAGGACGGGCTAATGGCAAAGTTTGCATCAGGTAGACAATCATACTCAATCTCAGACCGGTCTGGTTTTCGTTATCCGTATAGGGTAATGAAGAAAGAATGGAATGGATTGTTGGTGGGACCTGACGAGTGGGAGCCAAAACAACCCCAATTAGGTCCTTTTAGAAAAGTTGTTGATCCTCAAGCTTTGAAAAATGCTAGGCCTCAACCTAACAACCCTACCAGTGCTTTTTTAGTTATTACTACAAATGGCGTTATTTACTTGGGCGGAGGAAACTGGGCTACCGCAGGAACAGCCGAGTTACCTTCTGAACTGAAGATAACCGAAGCTTTACAAGGCGCTGTGGGCACAGTATCGGTGGTAACACCATGAGTTTTACTTTCGCAGAGCTAAAAACAGCCATTCAAGACTACGCAGAAAACGATGAAACCTCGTTTGTTAACAATTTGCCTATTTTTATAAGGCAGGCTGAAGAAAGAATACTAAAAACCGTTCAATTAAGCTTGTTTCGCAAGAACGTTGCCGGAAATATGTCCGCAGGCGTTACCTTTTTAGCTTGTCCTAGCGATTTTTTAGCACCTTTTTCACTTTCATTCTTAAATGGGCAAAGCGAAAAGACCTTTTTGGAGTTTAAAGACTCTGATTTTGTCCAAACGTTTAATCCTAAGACGGCCACACAGGGTGATCCGCGTTTTTACGCGATGTTTGACGTAGATAATTTTATTTTAGGGCCTACCCCTAACTTAGCCAGTGCGGTAGAGCTACATTACTTTTATAGGCCAGCTAGTTTAACAAAAGGAGCGGCTAACGGGGTCACATGGCTGAGTGAGAATGCTCAAATAGCGATGTTATACGGTAGTTTAGTAGAGGCATATATCTATATGAAGGGAGAACCGGATATAATGGCTCAATATGAAAAAAGATTTACAGAGGCGATTTCAGGTATGAAAATGCTTGGAGAGTCCAAAGAAGTGACGGATGAATACCGTACCGGTATGGTTATAAGGCCTAAACAATGAGTTTTCCCGCACTAAATATAGACATAAACCCTGATATGAAGGTAGAAGTACACACTACCACTAATCGTGGGTTTACCCCAGAGGAAATTGCAGAACGTTGTGCGAGTAAAATTATCTCAATCAGCGATTCCGCAAACCCTGCAATACAGGCGCAAGCACACGCCTTTCGACAGCACATTGTAAAAGTTTTAGAATTTTACATGCGTGAAGCGATAAATAGTGATAGAACAACCGTGTACAATGCAATACTTGATTCAGGTAATCAGGAACTTGCCGAACTAATTAGGAGAATGTAACCATGGCTTTCAACGGAAACTTCATGTGTACATCGTTCAAGAAAGAGCTATTGTACGGTGTTCACGATTTCGATAATTCATCGGGCGATACGTTTAAGATCGCTCTTTATACTAACTCAGCCTCGTTTAATGCGGCGACAACCAGCTACACTACCGGTAATGAGGTCAGTGGGCAAGGTTATACTGCGGGTGGTGGTACGTTAGTTAACGTCGATCCCACTTCTTCGGGAACAACGGCTTTAACCGACTTTGTAGACGAAACTTTTTCAAACGCAACGATAACAGCACGTGGCGCATTAATATATAATACAACACCAAACACTACTTCTATTTCGGTATCCACTCCGACAGTTGTAGTTTTAGACTTCGGCGCGGATAAAGCTTCCACCAACGGTGATTTTACAATTGTTTTTCCAACTGCCGACGCAAGTAATGCCATTATTCGGATAGCGTAATGGCCGGAATAACCGTCGCGTTTAAGGGCTGGAACTCTTCCAGTCAAGCATGGGGCGGCGGAACGTGGGGCGAGGACGTAGGTCTTCCCAACGCAACTGGAACAGCAGGCGCAGTATCAATAAATGCTGCCGCTAATGTCCCAGTAACCGGATTAGCTGCAACTGGAACAGTAGGTTCCGTTACAGTTACCGCAGATGCAAACGTAAATGTTACGGGTGTGTCAGGAACAGGTGCAGTAGGCGCAGTTAGCGTTACAGGCACCGCAGTAGTTCCCGTCACAGGAATTGCGGCCACAGGGGCTGTCGGTTCAGTAACTATTGTTGCTGCGGCCAATGTATTCCCCCAAGGTCTTGAAGCCACTGGAGCAGTGGGCGCTGTAACAACTAATGCAGGCGCTAACGTTTCAGTAACAGGCCTGTCTGCAACAGGCACCAGCGGCGCGGTAACAATAATAACCGGCCAAATAGTAGATGTAGTTGGTGTTTCAGCAACAGGTAGAGTTGGCAGCGTCCTTGTAAATACGGATGTTGTCGTTAATGTAATAGGCGTCAGCGCGACGGGAATTGCCGGAAACGTGTTGGTTTACGGAAACATTGTCCCCGGTCAAAATCCGGGTTATAGTGATATTAATGTAAATCAGCAACCCGGATGGTCAGACGAACAGTCCACCCAAGACGCCAACTGGACGCAAATAGCAGCGTGAGGATAAAATAGATGCCAAGTACCTATACAGTAAACCTCGGTATTGAGAAACCGGCCACTGGTGAGCAGTCGGGTACGTGGGGTGATACTACAAACACAAACTTTGATATTTTGGACCAAGGCATTAACGGTGCCGTCCGAATAACTTTAACTAGCGCAGGCTCTTCAGGCTCCCCCAACGCTCTAACAATTACCAACGGTGCGGCCTCCAACGGGCGTAACAAATGGATTGAGTTCTATAGTTCAGGCGATCTTGGCGGAAATGTTTTTGTTCAGCTTGACCCTAACGACGCCGAAAAAATAGTTTTTGTTAGAAATAGTTTGGCCGGTAGCCGAACTGTTCTACTTTTTCAAGGCACCTATAACTCTGGCAGAGACTTAGAAGTCCCCGCAGGCGTTGATATGGTGGTAAAATTTGATGGTGGCGGCGCTTCTGCGGCTACTGTAACAAACGTTTATAACAACCTAAAAGTAACAGGCCTTGTCGCCGGTACTGCGGACATTAATGGTGGAACCATTGACGGCACCGTAATTGGCGGCGCAGCCGCAGCGGCTTTGACGGCTACTACAGTTGTTGCAAGTACCAGCCTTAACATTGCAAGTGACGGCGCAACCGTTACAGGTATTAAAGACGAAGACAACATGTCGTCTAATAGCGCCACAAAACTAGCCACACAACAAAGTATTAAAGCTTACGTTGATAGCCAAGTAGGCACAGTCGATACCCTAGCGGAGATTTTAGCTAACGGTAATGACACCGGCTCAAATAACATTGATGTAGACGGCGCTCAAAAAGTGCAATTCCGAGACTCTGCCATCTTTATCAACTCTAGCACAAATGGCCAACTTGATATTGTTGCAGACAATGAGATTCAGATTGCGGCTACTACAATCGACATTAATGGTGCAATTGTTGCCAGTGGTGATATTTCGGCTGCTTCCTTAGATATTTCTGGAAACGTCGATATTGACGGTATTTTAAATGTCGATGCAATTGACATAGACGGAGCGGTTCAACTGGACGCTACCCTTACCGTAGGTGTAGATGACACCGGGTACGATGTTAAATTCTTTGGTGCCGCTGGCGGTTCTTTCCTATTGTGGGATGAATCGGCCAACAACTTGAGTTTAGCTGGAGCTAGTACGCTTAATGTTGCAGGAGTAGTAACAGCTAACGCAGGTATAGTAGTAGACAGCATTGCAATAGATGGTAATGCGATTGACTGTATTTCTGGGGATTTGGAACTAGACGTTGCAGGAGACCTCATCCTCGATGCTGATGGGGGAGACTTCAAGTTTAGAGATGGCGGCGCAGGATTTTTCACTATCTCTAATAGCAGTCTTGATACTGTATTAAAAGTTGAGCAATCAAACCAAGATTTTATTATCAAAGGCAACGATGGTGGTAATGAAATCACAGCCTTGACCCTTGATATGAGCGACTTCGGGAGTGCTATATTTACTGCGGCTGTAGATATTACTGGCGTCCTAAGTGCTAAAGGCGGAGCTGTATTTAACCAAAATTCTGCTGACGTAGACTTCAGAGTTGAATCAAACGGCAACGCTAACATGCTGTTTGTTGATGGTGGTAATAATAGAGTAGGAATTGGAACATCTAGTCCAACTAATGTTTTTTCTACAATTGTTTCTGTAGACGCTGACTTTATAGGAGTATTTAAAAATAATGAAGAAACAGATGGTAGAAATTTTGGGCTAAATATTAACGCTGGTTCAACTAGTGCAGACATTGCTTTAAATGTAGTTGACCATGATGGTAGTAATACTTTGCTAAGAGTATTTGGAAACGGTGCAACCACCATTGGCGGTCCGGCTACGTTTAATTCTACAATAGCGGCAACCTCTGCAACATTTACCACAGCCGATAACAACCCACAGCTAACACTTATTTCTACAGATGCGGATGCTAGTGTTGGCCCAGTATTAAAACTTTACAGAAACTCTGCAAGCCCTGCTGATAATGATTCTGTAGGTAGGCTTTTATTTACAGGGGAAGATGATGCAGGTAACGAAGCGACTTACGCTAGAATTCAAACAATCGCAACAGATGTAAGCAACGGCTCTGAAAATGCCAAAATGGAATTTATTGTTGCAATTGATGACACCTTTAATCCAAGCCTTACACTTGAAGATACAGGTGCGGCTACGTTTAATAGAGGTATCGTAGTTAATGAAGGAAGTTTTGACTCTGACTTCCGCGTTGAGTCTAACGGCAACGCTAATATGATTAGAGTTGATGGCGGCAATAATAGAGTTGGCATAGGCGAGTCATTACCAACTAAAACATTGTCCGTTCTTGGTGATGCAATAATAAAAAATACTACAGACGGCACATACCTAACTTTACACAGCACACAGGCAAATAATGCTTCTGGGCCAGACATAGTTCTTTTCAGAGACTCCACAAGCCCTGCTGACGATGACGCTTTATCAACTATTTTTTATCAAGGTAAAAATAGTGCAGGTTCGACAAAAGATTACATGAAAGTGCGTTCTTACATACTTGACGTTACTGATGGTACTGAAGATTTTGGAATGGACATCCAAATAATGACAGGTGGTAACGCGGTAAATGCTTTAGATATTTTGCCAACTGAAATGGTAATAAACAATGCAAGTGTAGATCGTGACTTCCGCGTTGAGTCTGACGGCAACACGCATATGCTGTTTGTTGATGGTGGTACTAATGTAGTGGCGGTAGGAGGAAATGTTACAGCCGACCCTTGGACAGGTTATTATCCTTTAGCCATAGGCTCCAACTTAATGATTGGCAGTACAGGTGCGTCTTCTACATTCACAAACTTTGTTCACGCAGGTTACTGGAATGGTAGTGAGTGGCGTCAAAGGTATACAAATGTAACTCAATCTCGTCACGAAATGATAGGAGCGCAAGCTGGCTCTACACATAATTTTTATACGTCGGCTAATGTTAATGTAGACACTGCCGTAACGGAAGTTAAAAACCTTTCTCTTTATAAAACAGAATCAGTCTTTAACGAGGCCAGTGCAGACGTAGACTTCCGCGTGGAATCTGACACAAAAGAACATGCGTTTTTTGTAGAAGGTGAAGGCTCTAGTAACCGTTTAAAAATTGGCATGGGTACTGGGAGTATAACAAACCCATATAGCCAAAATAACTTTACAGACTTAAACATAGATGGTGTTTGGGGCGGAATGATTAGTTTCAAACTTGGTGGCGCAGAAAAAGGTTTTATTGGTCAAAACCCCTCTGGCAACGCAGGTATGGTGTTGGGTTCATCTAGTGGGCAAGGTTTAACTCTTATGTCTGGCGGCACTACTCCCCGACTGTCGATTGCCGCATCTGGTGCTGCTGTCTTCAACGAAGGCGGTGTAGATGCTGACTTCCGCGTTGAATCAGACGCCAAAGCTGACATGCTGTTTGTTGATGCTGGTACTAATCGAGTTTGTATAGGCTCTTCGGCAATGTCGGGTTCATTTTCCGTCAATGGCGCGGCTAGTGATGGGTTTCTGTTTACTCTAATGGGCGGCAACTACCAAAATTTACGAGTTAAAACCAACACTGCCGTTGGCAATGGTCAAGTGGTCTTTGAACCGGGTACTGTCCCCGGCTCTGGAGTAGCCCAACAATATACAAGTTTTAAAACTTTAACGGTAGGTAATGGCTCTACCGTACATAATGTGATAGTTGATGGTTCTTTATCTAAAGGCTCTGGCTCATTCAAAATTGACCACCCACTACCTGCCAAAGCTAAAACACACTCCCTTGTCCACTCGTTTGTTGAGTCTCCGCAAGCTAATAATATTTATCGTGGAAAAGTAAACCTTGTTAAAGGCTCTGCAACAGTAAACATTGATACAGTTTCTGGAATGTCGGAAGGCACCTACGTCTTACTCAACACAAACACACAATGTTTTACAAGCAACGAGTCGGGTTGGACTGCTGTCAAAGGCTCTGTCTCAGGCAACATTTTAACTATTACTGCTCAAGAGTCTTGCTCAGATACAATCTCATGGATGGTCGTGGGTGAACGTCATGACCAGCACATGCTTGATACAGAATGGACTGATGGCAACGGCAAGGTAATTGTCGAACCATTAAAAGAATTAGAATCATAAACTGTCATTAAAGGAGAAAATAACATGGCAATCAACAACACATGGTCCGTATCGGACATGCAACACGTGGACGCCGACGGCGGTGTCTTTTTAGTATATTGGCAGATGACAGCGGCAAGCGATGGTACTCCATCGTACCGTGCTTTAGACGGCGGCAAGCTGCGATGCACCTATGATGCTTCAGCGGCGGACTATATCCCGTATGCTGATCTAACAGAGAACGATGTTCTTGGTTGGGTATACGATAGCTTAATCGAAGGCACTGAAACTGCTGCCGAAGCTAAAGCTCGCGTAGAAGCTGACCGGGATTCAAAAGTGCAAAAG